CTCAAAAAACACCCTATAAAAAAGAAGAGATTCAAAAAAAAACATGGTTGTCTCAAATGCATTCAATGTGGGTCATTTCCCAAAAACCAAATGAATATAATCCTCTGCACCACCACACCGAATGTCAAATTTCTGCTGTAATGTATCTGAAACTTCCAAAATTTTTACCATCCGAAAAAAAACATAGAGCGGGTGATGATGGTGCTATTACTTTTGTATCAAATTCTTCAAAAGATAAAGATTTTTCAGACCCTACTATTACAATACGTCCTTTTGTTGGTGATTTTTTTATTTTTGGGGCTAACCAATTACATTCAGTCAATCCTTATAGGTGTGAAGAGGGAGATCCAGAAAGAAGAAGTGTATCTTTTAATGCTAATTTTATGTCTCAAACTGACTATTACAACGAACAAAAGAAAAAAGAGATGATGGAGGGTTACTCATGAGTAACAGACAAGAAAGAAGACGAGCAGAAAGAGATGCTAAAAAAGAAAAAGGAAACTCGAATCCGTTACTAGCACAAATGCAATTTAAAATGATACAGCCTTGGTCTGTTCCAGTTCTGTATACAAGGTTGCCAGATGAAATTCTACAAAAAATGATTGATATTAGTGAGATTGTAATTGATGATGAAAAATCTTTAAGTCATGGTCATAATCTTGCTGGACAAATAGAAACAGAACTGTTAGTAGATCATGAGATTTTGAAGAATGCTGGAGTATATGAATTTTTTCACGATGTAATTCAACAGTATGTAATTCAACAAAAATGTCAA